CGTTTTGATGTTGCTGTTCAAGTATTAGCAACTGTTTTTCAAGGCTCTCGTGATGGATCTCTAAATGATCAATGTGACGTTTTAAACTGTCTGGATGTTTCATGATTACTCCTTTTTTAAAAATGGCTCAAGCTCAGGTGCAGTCCAACCTACTGGTTTAAGGACTTTGCCATCTTCACGTTTACGAACCTTGCCTGTTTCTTTATCGATCTTGGCAAAGTTAGTTTTCATAACTTCTTTCCATGCACCTTCGGCATCAGCACCCATACTATGGATAGCACCAATGGTAACAACTAATATATCAATCAGAGCATCTAGTGTTTCCACTTGATCATTATTGTTAATTGCTTCGTTGAGCTCTGTGTATTCTTCTTTGATTAAATTAACATACAGTCTAAACTGGGCCTGATTAAAATCATCAACGCTTTGGTCGCAAGCCCGCATGAATTTTTCTTGGTCACGAAAGGGATTTGACATTATACTTCCTCGCTGTCCTCTAAAATAATTTCTGTAACTTCAATATCAGCGTCAACGTCGATGTCAGCATCAACGTCAACATCAGTAGTCGGCGCTTCTATTTCAAGCTCTGCTTCTACAGCAGATTCTTTAAGTGCATTGAATCGTTCAATTCCTTCTAAGTGCGCTCGCTGACTTTCCATCTGTCGAGTCCACGATGGCATTTGTCCTGAGTCTTGTAGCATGTCATCACGAATGTCACGTTGACGTTTTTCTACATTAAGCACTCGAGTAAATGAGTTTGTAACTGCGGCAGTGTAGTAAGCAAATGGGTTTTGTGACTTGCCTTCATCAAACTGTAAGGCAATTTGTGTAAGCTGAATCAATGCTTGTCCACGCATTTCATCCACATAACTGTAGCCACGCCAGTTGCTTCGTAAACTGTAACGTTCGCATAGCTTTAGGAACATGGCACCAAGACGATTTGTAATCTGTCCATGGTCAACACAGAATTCGCCTGTTTCTAAGTCACCCTTCCAATGGCTACGAAGCACTTCGCGCCAAGTGCCATCTTCATTTTGCATAAAATGCTTAAAGGGAGGAAAGTTAACCTTGGACCTATGATCGGCAATACTTTTGGGATTATTCTTGCGACCTGGCTCAAGTGGAATATGTTCAAATGTCATCATCCTCACAACAAGATCAGTAACTGGAATCTTTTTTGGATTTACTTCAAATTGATCTTGTTTGGGTTTGGTGCTGGCCTTGCCTTTTGCGGCTTCCCATTCTGCAATGGCTGCTTGATAGGCAGCAGATTGCATTCTGGCAGCACGGGCTTCACGTGCTAGATTAATAGCGCCTTCTGGACAAGCCTTGGTTTTACGATTATGAAAGCTCTTTAATTCAGTTACAATGTAATCGTATTGTTCAACGTCTTTGCTTTCTTTCCAGCAATAGCTCATCTTACTGGCATGAATTGCCGCAAGAATATCTTTGTTCTTTAGGTAAATTGTTGTTGTTTTATCTGACACTAGTAGTCTCCTTGTATCAATTATAGCATAAAGTTGTAAGCATTGTCAACGGTAATATACCTACTTTATAGAAACGGTAAATAGGTATGGAGAAACTTTTAATGAAGATCAATGAGCTAAATTCCCGCACAGTTGCAGTGTACGCTGGACGCTTCCATCCGTTCCACCATGGACACGCCGAAGTGTTTCGTGAACTCGCGAGCAAGTTTGGCATCAACAATACTTACGTCACTACTAGTAGCAAGGTAGAGCCAGAAAAGAGCCCATTTAGCTTTGCTGAAAAGGCTGTTATGATGCAGGCTGCTGGTGTACCTAAAAAGAACATTGTAGAAGAAACGGTCCCGTATGCACCAGTAAACCTGCCAAGTAAGTTAGGACTTGATCCAAATACAGACAGTATGGTTTTTGGTGTAGGTCAAAAGGACATGGCAGAAGATCCACGTTTTGCTTTCAAGCCATTAAAAGATGGTAGTCCAAGTTACTTCCAGCCATATACTGGAAAAAATTTACAGCCATTCAGCAATGCAAAAAATGCTGATGGCAGCCGAGCCGGACATGCTTACATTTATCCTGTACGTGATGTGCAATTTACTGTTGCTGGACAAGTAATCAACAGCGCAAGTCAAATTAGAAAATTGTACAAGGCAGCAGATGATGAGGGTCGTGAAGCGATCCTGCACGAATTGTATCCAAATGGTGGTGCTCTGGTTGCAAAAATTAAACGCATCTTTGATGCCAAGTTAGGATAACACAGTGGCCAATTTAGATAGCAAAGTCACAATTGAATTTAAAGCATTCGCTGAAATGGGCACAACAGATGCAAGTGGCCGCAAGACTGGCGAGAATGACATTAGATCAGCAACGTACAAAGAACCTGGCAAGAATCATATTTTGACTTGGCCAAGTACTCCTAAGATTGCACAGTCAATTGAAGTAAACTACAGTACTTGGGAATTACAACACACCAACTACCAGCCCAGTGCTTTTGGTAATCGTTCAACGCCAGTGGTAACCATCAGTGGACCTTGGTTCAGCCGCACAGCAGAAGAAGCAAAGAAAACATTAACTGCTATTCACTTGTTGCGTTCAGCAACCAGCATGTTCTATGGACGTGAAGATAAAAATAAAGGAACGCCTCCACCTATTGGACGTTTGAACGCACATGGCTTGTATGCAAATACACCAGTGGTTGTAAAAACGTTTCAATATGATTACCCAAACGATGTTGACTATATCACAGTTGATATGTTCAATGGCAAACAAAGTGTTCCTGTACTGTTTGAAATGAGTGTGAGTTTGATTGTTCAAATCAATGCAGTTGAAGCAGTTAAAGAATATACATTAGAAAATTTCTACACTGGTAAGTTATTAGGAAACGGATACATTTAATGGCAACCACTGGAAAAAATCAATACAACAACACACCAATACAAGACTTTTATCTTGACTTGGCCAAGCTGCCGTCGGCAGCAGATATCACAGCTGGCAAAACATTAGAGACCATTGTGGTCGGACCCAAGTATCAACATCGCCCGGACTTACTGAGTTACTCGTTGTATGGTAATAGCAGTTACTGGTGGGTCATTGCCCTGGTCAATCGCAATCAACTACGTGATCCTATTAGAGACCTAAAAACAGGAATGGTACTTCGTGTACTAAACAAATCAGATATTGCTGGAGTAATTTAATGGCAGCTAAACCAACCTATAACGATGATATCGGCTTGCCAGAAATTCATTATAACCCGTTACAAGACTATCGTAATGTAACATACACTACACGCCTGACAATGATGCCTGTGATTGAATCTACTCAGATCAGATTAACTCGCAGTTATGATTACAAAAAAGGAATCGTAATGTGGGAAACTGGCGGTGCTGGTACAGTGTATCTTGAAGAACTAACAATGGAATGTGTTGGTGCTGGCAACAAAACAGGAAACTATGTTACTCAGTTGCCAATCAACTTCAAAGGCAAACTAGTTGAGCCCTTGGGCGGTAGATTCATGGAATCACTTAGCTTGGCAGCAATGGACTTGGGTTATAAAAACAACGATGGTGTTTACCTATTTGAAATTGCGTTTACAGGATACAATACTGATTCAGACACCCCAGAAATCTGTAAAGGTTGGGACAATGAAGAATTGATATTCCGTTGGTATGTTAGATTAAACGAATTAAACATGCAACTTGACTATAAGGGCAGTACATACGATTTTATATTTGTAAGCGCAGGTGGGCAGTCTATGAACACAGACTTTACCACTCTTGAAGATGGTTTTAGAATGGTTGGATCTCCCGAGACTGTTGGCAGCTTCTGTAAAGAACTAGCTGATGCGTTAAACTTACGAGAGAAGGAACATGTTGAAGCAGGTATCCGTTGTATCCCTCACAAGTATGTGATCACAGCACACAAAGACATTGCAAACTTAAAAGCAAAAAAAGGATTTTGGTCTCGACAAACATTTAGTTGGTTGTTGGGTCGCGGCGAAATACAAGGCAAACCAGGACAAAGTATTCAAACATTTATCCTAGGTGCTATTGCCAACAGCGAAGAAATGCTCAAACACTTGCACCGCATCCCTGAGAAAAAAGATTACAACAGTCAAGACACTAAGGCGGGCAAGAATGAAATTGTGCCACGTAACGTTGTTATTATTCCTGGCTCTAGAGATATTGAGGAAAATAAAGCAAATGCTTTTGATCCCAAGCTAGGAAGCACTGCAAAAGAAATACACTTCTTTGTCACAACCAAGGAAGACCCGCGCAACGTAATAAGCCCACAGGAATACAAAGACGCACAAGATCCAGCAGAGAGAAACAAAAGAGTTGATAACTGGATCAAAAAAGGTCTGTTACGAAAAGTGTACAAATGGATCTACACTGGTGAAAATTCAGAAGTTATTAATACCAGCATCAAACTTGACTATATGTGGCGAAATGTTAGACCACTGTGGGTAAACAGTGAGACCGGTAAACCAATTGCACCTTCTGGAACCGCAGCAACCGCTCAGAAAAAATCTCCAGCGGCTGGAGCCAAAGCAGTCAAGTGTGACGATGCAAAGGGAGTTAGTACAGTTCAGCAACGAGTGGCAGCAACTTATGCAGAAGATGCACAATTTAATGCTGCCACTGGAAAAATTGAACCTAGACCAGGATGGTATCCGCACATGCCACAGTTTTATCATATGAATACCGGAGTTGCACAATCAAGTCAGCAAGGCGCTTTGGCCCCTGAAAATGCAAACGAATACAGTGTGTACAGACAAATTGGTGCAAACTTGTCAGGCAGCGGGGAAATGGTAAAGTTAGAGCTTGAAGTAGTTGGAGACCCGTATTGGTTGATGCAAATTCCCGGAACTCCAGGCAACCCGCCTTGGGAAGAAGATGTATGGGAATATGAAAAGGAACAGTTAACAGAAGATCAAATGGCTGAAAAACGAAAGAAAACAGCAACACATACTTGGTTGCCGTTTATATATTTTGAAGCCCAAGTACCGTCTGCAACAAATAACAGTATTACAGACACCATGGCATTACGACCATCTGACAATATAAGTGGAGTGTATTACGCCGTTAGTATAACAAATAAATTTACCAAAGGAAAGTTCACTTCTAATTTGCAATGTGCAAGAGAAGCACTATCTAATCCTTGGACAGGCAGAGCAAAGAAGCCAGCTAACACATCAGGGTCAAGTCCCAACAATGCATCATCTGTTGGGCCAAGCAATGCTAATATGACAGGCCCAAATGCCAATAGACAGGCACCAAGAACACCATAAGGACAAAAATGAAAGTAAACAGTACAGGTGGTAACGTCGGGGGTGGAACAGGTGCAGTCGGTAGTAAGATGCACGGTGTTTTCCTCGGCAAGGTAAAAGACAACATCGATCCTGATGGCCTAGGTAGACTGCGTGTTTGGATTCCGCAGTTGAGCAATGCCGCTGAATCAAATAAACAAAGCTGGTTTACTGTGCGTTACTGTCCGCCATTTGCAGGAGCAACAAATACTCAAAATGAGTCACAGGCCAAAGACGCAACCAAGTACGCACAAACAAATCAAAGTTATGGTATGTGGATGGTGCCGCCAGATAAAAACGTACAAGTTATTTGCAGTTTCATTAATGGAGAATTGCATCAGGGAATTTGGTGGGCATGTTTACCGCATGATGGTCATACCCATGCATTGCCGGCAGTGGCATCGGGCACTACTCACGACGGCGAAACAACACCTCTTGCTGAGCGCAATCGCTATAACACCGCAGACCCTGACGTAGAACGTAGACCCAAGCATCCTCTAAACAACGTTATTAGACGCCAAGGCCTCGAAAAAGACAAACGTCGAGGACACATAAATGCTGGCCCTTTTAGAAATAAAGAAAAGCACACTGGATTAGCGTATGGTGTGCTAACACCTGGCCAACATCAATTTGTCATGGACGATGGCGAGGAATTCAAAAACGGTCAAATTAGATTACGTACTGCCAGCGGCAATACGTTTATCATGGATAACGATGAAGGATTCATTTACTTTATCAATGCCACTGGTAACGCCTGGATGCAACTTGACAAAGAAGGTAACGTGGACGTCTATGCTGGCGGTTCGTTTAGTGTTAATGCTGAAGATAGTATTAACCTTCGTGCTGGTAACAACATCAACATGGATGCTGGGGCAAACTTAAACGCAGTTGCGGCAAAAAATTGGAATTTAGAAGCATGTGAAGTTTTTAACGCTACAGGCACAACAGGCATGAAGTTGAGTACCAGCCAAAACATGAACATTCTTGCTGATAGTCAGTTTAAAATGACTGGCCAGCGTATTGATTTAAATGGCCCTCCTGCTGAACGTGCAACTTTACCAACACCAAATAGTTTAATAACAAACACCACAGTAGGTAAAAGTGTTGCAGGTCGTGTACCAGAAGCCGAACCCTACGGTGGTCACGTTAGCAAGGGTGGCGAACAGCCTACAGTGGTTACAGGCGCCGCCCCAATTGATGATCCTGTAATCTCGCCAGCCGCAGAAAGCTACGAAGATAAACCTGCACCAGAAGATACTGATGCTATTGCATGTGTACCAGAACCCACACAATCCAAGCTCAGTGATGAGGGATTCAAGATTTTAAAAAGCCGCGAAGCATATTGCGGTATCATGTACAGTGACTATCAAGGCTACAGTATTGGATATGGTATTCGTTTGGATATTTTTGGTCCTGGCGGTGGCGGAAAAATTGATGAAAACTTAAAGCGATCATTGTTAGCTGGTCCAAGCGAACCCGAAGCACGACTAGCAAGTCGTCAAATTATTGATCGTGAAAATACCCCTCGCTTGATGCGAGCTCTTGAAAAAGCAAAGAGTGGTGCAGGTAAAACTGTTTGTATCACACAGGCACAAATTGACGCATTGATCATGGCTTCATATAGCAGTCCTGCAAGTGCTGATAAAATGGCAGCCGACTTGGTCCAAGCAGCCGCGGCCACAGCTGATGGTAAAGCCCCTAACGAAGCCATTGCTCGAATTTGGGCTAATTCGCCCTATAACAACAGTGGTAAGGTACGCAACAGCGATGCAAGATATGCAATGACTGGCAAGCCCAACTCTGACACACGAGTAATGGAACCAGAACAACTAATGAACGAAGGTATCAAAAGAGATTTGTCTCGTTTAAAAAGTAACAAGGTTCAACTTCCAGACACAGCAGGCTGGCGCACCCCTTATGGCAACGGCGGTCAAACTGGTACAAGAGTTGATAATACTTACGGAAAACCAACTCCGCAACACTTAGCCCAATGGGAAAGAAGCTATTATCTAAATACTGGCAATGTTCCATATGGTAGCAACTTAACTGTAGAACAACTGCGCGACAAGTACGGTTCTCCGCATATTGGAGGCAATAATCCGCCAGGAACACCAACAGCAGGCACAGCATCCAACAGTAATGTAGGATAAGATAAAACCCAGCTTAATAAAACTTGGTAAATAGGTGTATGCCAAGCTACATTTCAAAATTTCGCGGATACAGCTCAATTGAGACTAGTTTTTTAAATCCAGTCCTATACGACCTTGCCCTTGCAAAACAAGACTTATTGAATCATTTCAATACTCGCAAAGGCGAGCGCATTATGATGCCCGAATTTGGCAGTATTGTATGGGACATGCTTTTTGAACCATTAGATGATTACACAAT